GTATCAATTGCCTTACGAACACACTCAGGCGGTGATAAATGAAAGTTCTTACGTATTGCCTTCATGGCACCCTCAACAATCCAGCTAAGGATATAGGGACCTGCCTCATTAAAGAGGTGGTCGGCATAATTCTTCATATCACTGCTACCTTCGATCTTTGCATCGAATGGAATGACAATCAGACGACGCCACGTTCCTGCATCATTGGCTCCTACACGGGGTAAATGGTTTGTATAAAGCACAAGCGTATGCGAAGGGGTGAACTTGAATGGATCTTTATACTTTTTTTCAGCCGTAATCTCGTCTGTAGAACAAAGCTGTTTAATGATGGAAGTATTAAGGCGCATGCCCTCCTCAAGCTCTGCCGCGATGATGAGACGCTTGCCCTTAAGCTCTGCCATTTCAGGCTTCACATTTCTACGGCAGCCAACCGTCAAAGTGTCTGCAGACAAGGAGCCGGAATAAGTACCAAGCACTCTTGATATGGTATTCCAGAAGGTGGATTTACCATTACGTCCTTCCCCATAAGCAATGATGATCGCTTCCAGGTAAACCTTACCGATTGCAGCAAGGCCTACAATCTGCTGGACATATTCGATAAGCGCAGCATCATTACAAAAGAAGGTACGAAGGGCTTGTTGCCAGATTTCCTTGCCTTCTTCGCCGAGCTTACTATTGGTCTGCTTCGTAATGAAGTCAGCAGCTTCTGGAAGCCTACTTTCGCCAGTTTTTAGATCAATCGTTGCACCGGGTGTATTAAGTAAAAACTCATCCTTATCTAGATCCGAGACACAGTGCTGCAACATCGGTTTTGCCGCCTGAAGCGCCGCAGTAACATATTTCATATCGCGGCGCTTGAGTACAAACTTCTTATAAATAGTCGCAGCGGTATACATGCCATAAGCTATTTGCTGTTCTTCGTTCATATCTCCTAGGCCCTTGCCGGTAATGATAACGGCTTTCTCTAGACCAGCTTTAATACAGGCTTCCAGTGTTGATAAAACTTGTGCTTCTGCGTCAGCGAGCTGCTCATCAAGAAACTCCTCCATCGCACCGACTGCCTTCTGCTTTGACTCCACCCATTTTTCACCGTCATACCTTAAATAATCGGTAGCCTCGGTGAAGCAAAGCTCTGCATCACATTCACGAGCAAGCACTTTGGCCTGCCCAATATCGGAGTAGTCAGTGGGTTTTAAAGATGCGCCACTAAAATCTTTGTTAAAATCCTCAGGTGCCACATAGCCTTCTTGATCCTGAACCTTTTTAGCAAACTTCACCGCGCTATTCCATATGGTTGTCAGTTCATTCCCTTCGATTGGTATCTCACACTTTTCTGCTTCCTTTAAGAAAAGGTCATGCGCTTTATCTCCAATACCATAACGTTTCAAAACTCTGCCTGCGTAATGTGACAGGGTTTTATTCCGTCTGCCTGCTGGAATAACAGAGTTGTATGTCACAGCATCGTCAAAATCCTCGTCGACATCTTCAATCACATCAAGGACTGAGAGCCAGCCTTCATGCCAGATCACATCGCCCACATCTGCACCATAGATAAACCGTGCCGCATCCAGAGCGTTATCATCAAAGAACGGAAACTGAGCATGGATGGCCCTTTTGATTGCCACATAGCCTTCCGCAGCTTCTAGCTCTTCGATTGAGAAGTAGACATGGAACTTGGGTCTTGCTGTTTTTCCGTCCTTAGAAATCATATTGTGTCGGCTGGGTGCAATCGCATAAGAAACATCCGGCATGAGCTCTTCCAAAGCCTCTGGTGTGATCCACTCCTCCGGATTTTCAGTATGGTCATTATCACAGTCCATAACGATAACATCAGACTTTATAAAATTTTCAGCACTTCGGTAGTTGTTCTGATACTCGGCACATACGTGGTCTTGCTTCACCGCTTCCTTAAGTTCATCTACCGAGGTAACCACACGTTTATTTGGATAGAGGCAGTTCTTCTGATTGCCGGTGCAGTTTGCCGTACAAATCGTTAATTGCATGTTGTTACCTCCTCCATGTCCTCGGTAAAATAGCGGATCGTCATGCGGCGCTTCTTAGCTTTTTCAACCTCGCGCTGCATGCCATTCGTGATCGTCTCGCCAAACACCCAGAGCTCATTGCATTTACCTAAGAAAACAATGTCCATGAAAAACGCAAGCTCGCGCTCCTCCGGATCGTCATCTGAAAGATATAAAGGCAACAGTAGGTGTGGCGCAAAAGCGATCGCGTTTCTCTCCATAACAGCGAAGCGGCTATAAAGCTTGGCCCTTTCCGTGTTTTTCTCTACATCACCTGCATACGGTGAGCAGATATACACCAGGGGTTTGAATGTCTTGTCTTCTTTTCTAATGTTTGTCAGCGCCTGGTATGCAGTAGGATCGGAATAACCTTCACTATTTTTCTTGTCCACTCCGCCGGTACCGTATTTCATTTGTTCGTTCATAAGCGAACCTCCTTATAAAGATTCGAGCGGCATAAAAGTCCCTCTAACAGTCCCAGGACAGAAACCGTCACTTTGAACGAACTTTTTATATTTAATTTTTCCTTCTTTATAAAAGCGACAGCAGACATAAAAATCTGCTGTCTTTTTTTTTCGTTCATTTCTGTTCTAAGTGTCCTGGGACTAGTGAAGGACATGAAAAATGTGTGGTCTGAAAAATTCTTAGAAAGATTATTCGTTCAAACCACATAAAACTGTCCTGGGACTATTAGAGAGGTAGCAAATCCTCTCGGGAAGGGAGGTAACAACATGCAGACACAGACACATGCAGAGGCTTCAAAAGACCAGCAGCTTGATGAAGAGCTCGCTGACACCCTCACCGCCATCAGCGTTGTATCCAAGAGACTGGCCCAGAAAATCAAGGCCTTGTCTGCAAAGGAACAAGAAAAAAAGGAAGGAGGTACTCCAAATGAGCAAGATGAGTGAACTGAGTCAGGTGCTGTCTGAACTCAAGGATTGCGGACAAACCCTCATGAACATTGCGGACTCGCTTACTGAGCTTTTCTCTAGTACATCGGCCGTGCACGAAACGCCCGCGCCACCGACAGAGGAACCGAAACCGGCGTATTCGTTTGTAGAGGTTCGGAAGAAGTTTGCAGAAATGTCCAGAGCCGGACACACAGACGCGCTTAAGGATCTGTTGAAAAAACACGGTGCAGACAAGCTCTCCAGCGTAGACCCGTCACAGTATGCCGCATTGCTTGCGGATGCGGAGGCAATTCAATGAGTGTAAAACACGCACTGCTTTCCGCATCGTCGGCACACAGATGGATCGCGTGTCCACCATCAGCTCTGCTTAGTAAGAAGTTCGAAGATTCTTCCAGCAGCTTTGCGCAGGAAGGCACCGATGCCCACACCCTTGCGCAGTATAAGCTTGAAAAATTGCTGGGACTTCAAACGAAGGACCCGACTGAATCGCTAAGCTTTTACGATGAGGAAATGAACGATCACGCGGAAAATTATGCATCCTTTGTGCTGGAACAGGTTGAAAAAGCAAAGGAAGCCTGCGCTGATCCTCAGGTACTTATTGAGCAGAAGCTCGATTTCTCAAGGTATGTCCCAGAAGGGTTTGGTCATGTGGACTGTTTGATTATCGCCGACGGCACCCTGATCGTAATTGACTATAAATACGGACTTGGGATCAAGGTTTCATCGGAAAGAAATCCACAAATGTTCTGCTATGCGCTTGGGGGCTTAGCCCTGTTCGATGGGATCTACGACATCGACAATGTCCGCCTGGTCATCTATCAACCACGTAGAGAAAACATCAGCGAGTACAGCATCTCTAAAAGCGAACTCATTCAGTGGGCTGGGGATGTCTTGTCTCCTACAGCGCAACTTGCCAGCAAGGGCGAGGGCGAATACAAAGCAGGCGAGCATTGTCAGTTCTGTAAGGCCAAAGCAACTTGTAGAAAGCGTGCCGAATACAACCTGGAACTTGCAAAGTACGACTTCGAGGTGCCGGCCACGCTCGATCACAATGAGATCGCAGCCATCCTGACAAAAGCAGATGAACTGGTTTCCTGGGTAAGCGATGTCAAGGAATATGCCCTGAAGGAAGCGCTAAACGGTATCAAGTTTGAAGGTTTCAAATTAGTCGCCGGTCGGTCCAATAGGAAATACACCGACGAAACTGCCGCAGCTGATCTCGTTATTGCAGCCGGTAAAGACCCATTCGAGAAGAAGTTACTCGGCATAACTGCTATGACAGCACTTCTCGGAAAAAAGGCATTTGAAGATATTCTTGGTGGTCTAACCTATAAGCCGCCTGGAAAACCGGTCCTTGTTACCGTTGATGACAAGAGGCCTGAATTTAACTCAGCATATGAAGATTTTGATGAAAATCAAGGAGGAAATAAATCATGACAAAAACAGTTAACCCGTTGAAAGTAGTGACTGGTCCCTATACCCGCTGGAGCTATGTGAATGCGTGGGAGCCTAAATCCATCAATGGCGGCACGCCCAAGTACAGTGTGTCTCTCATTATTCCTAAGACCGACACCAAGACCATCCAGAAAATTAAAGCTGCAATAGAAGCAGCCTACCACGAAGGTGAAAGCAAGCTCAAAGGAAATGGTCGTTCTGTACCGCCTCTTACAACCCTTAAGACCCCGCTTCGTGACGGCGATTCGGAACGTCCTGATGATCCCGTTTACGCCAACGCATACTTTGTAAATGCCAACAACAGCTCCGCTCCTGGCATCGTAGACGCCGACCGTCAGCCCATCCTCGAGCGATCTGAGATTTATTCCGGTGTTTATGGTCGGGCCAGTGTGAACTTCTACGCATTCAACACCAATGGAAATAAAGGTATCGCTTGTTCCCTTAATAACCTTCAGAAGATCCGTGATGGCGAACCTCTTGGCGGTAAGTCAAACGCTGAAGATGACTTTGCTACTGAGGATGACGACGATTTTCTTTCCTAACAGATAACGGTCAATCGGGGTGGTAGAAACCCTACCACCCTAGACAAACAAAGAAATGAGGTAAATCAAATGGAAACTATTCTTGTTATTGAACTGATTACGTTGTATGGCATATTTATCGTCGGAGCCCTTTTCTGGGTCGTAAGTGAAATTACGAACGTAATCAAGAAACGCAAAAAAGCGAAGAACTTTGATCCACTCGATAAGTTTTAATCGCTTGGGCGGTGGCACTTCTGCTGCCGCCCTTATTTTTTTGAAAGGAGGATCTTATGGAAGATATAAAAGCACTGTCACTTGACCTCGAAACCTACTCAGATGTGGACCTTAACAAGTGCGGTGTTTATCGCTATGCTGAATCTCCGCACTTTGAAGTGCTCTTGTTTGGCTACGCAGTGAATGGCGGCAAGGTCCACGTTATTGATTTAGCTTTAGGCGAGAAAATACCGGAAGAGATCGTGAACGCACTAACCGACGATGCCATAACAAAATGGGCCTTTAACGCTTCCTTCGAGCGGATCTGTTTATCTTATTGGCTTCGCAGGCACCACCCAGATAAGTTTTGCAGCTACAGCATACCGGAGGACACTGTTGGAGCGTATCTTGATCCCTCTTCGTGGCGCTGCAGCATGATATGGTCTGCCTATATGGGCTTACCGTTTTCGCTTGATGGTGTAGGTACCGTTCTGAAACTCGGTGAACAAAAGCTAAAAGAAGGTAAAGACCTCATTCGCTACTTCTGTGTTCCATGTAAGCCTACCAACGTCAATGGTGGCCGTACGCGAAATTTGCCTGAACACGATATCGCCAAATGGTCCTTATTTAAGAAATACAATATCCGAGATGTCGAAGTGGAACAGGCACTGAAGAAGCGCTTAGAAAGCTATCCGGTACCTGAGTTTATTTGGGATGAATACCATTTGGATCAGGAGATTAACGACAGAGGTATTCTGCTTGATATGGGCGTCGTTAAAAATGCCATCATCATCGATGAGAAATCCAAAGAAGAACTCACTGCCGCCATGAAAGAACTGACCAACCTTGATAATCCAAACAGCGTTATGCAGGTAAAACAGTGGCTTTCGGATAGCGGAATAGAGACCGAGTCCCTTGGCAAAAAGAATGTCGCAGCCCTTATTAAGACGGTACCGGAGGATCAACGTGATGTGCTTCTACTGCGCCAGCAGCTTGCAAAAAGCAGCATAAAAAAATACCAGGCTATGCAGAACACAGTCTGCGCAGATGGCCGGGCTCGCGGTATGTTCCAATATTATGGCGCATCACGCTCTGGGCGTTGGGCAGGTAGGCATATACAATTGCAGAACCTTCCTCAGAACCATCTCCCTGATTTGGAAGATGCACGGTCCCTTGTTAAGCTAGGAGATTATGATGCTGTAAAACTTCTTTATGATGATGTGCCGGATACCCTCTCTCAGCTTATCCGCACCGCTTTTATTCCTAAGCCAGGACACAAATTTATCGTGTGCGACTTCAGTGCAATCGAGGCTAGAGTTCTATCCTTCTTAGCCGGGGAAAAGTGGCGACTAGATGTATTTGAAAACGATGGTGATATCTACTG